TGATGATCAAATGTATTGGAGGAGACTTAAGATTGCAGAGGGTGGTGCTTTAAAGTTTAAGCAAGAGTACCCTGCCAATCCTGAGGAAGCCTTCCTAGTATCTGGATCATCTGTATTTGATCCTGAGATAGTTAATAAATTGTTACCATCTACGCCCATATCTACCCGTGTATTTAATCTACAAGCGGGTACATTTGATGAGGGGCGGGAGGGTAGTTTAGAGTTGTGGCAGTACCCCGATTGGGAATCCAATTATATTGTATCCGCTGACGTATCCTTAGGGGTGGGGCAGGACTATTCAACAGCTACTGTAATGACAACTGATCGTCAAGTCATAGCTATGTATAGGAACAATAGAGTTGACCCATCGTTATTCGGAGATGTGTTATTCTACCTAGGCAGGTATTTCAATAATGCCCTGCTAGCTGTAGAGTCTAACTCTATGGGTATTGCCACCCTAAACAGATTAAAACAGATGGAATATGTGAATCTATATTATCAGACTAAAGCTGCTAATATGGATAATACTGAGGGAGATCGACCTGGATTCAGAACCACTAGTGCTTCTAAACCTATGATTATAGGTTATTTGAAGAGAGCTATTGAGGATGAAGACATAGGTCTACCCAGTAAACATATGATATCTGAGCTTAAGTCTTATGTGTCTAACGAGAATGGATCTACGGGTGCATTACCGGGTTGTCACGATGATACTGTTATTGCAGTAGCAATAGGACTAGAGGTCCTTAGAACCCATGCTGATAAACTAGCTGGGAATAGGGTATCTTGGAAGCAGAAGAATATGCATTATAACAATGATTCCAATTGGCTATAGAGCCTGAGAGATGATGATGACTGATAAGATTACTAATAAACCTAAGAAGCCAAAAAAGATAGATAAAGAAAGTTTAAAGATTCCGGGAACTAATTCGTATCCTAAGTACGTACCTGTTACCCCGGAAGAACATGCTAAGAATCTCACTGATGGGCAAAAAAGAGCTATGGCTCATCCCGGAGGTGAGAACTTAGTTCTATTTAGAGATAGGGCTGCTTCTGTTGAAGCTAGAGAGAAGAGTCAAGCTACTAAAGCTAGACGTAGAGCAGAGATTAAAGAGTTAGGTCTCTTTGTTAAAGCTCTAGATTCTATTGGTTATGAAGTATCTGGACAAGCCCCTAAGGGCTTAGATGTGTTAAAGCTACTAATGGTTAAAGCTATGCAGGGCGGTGATGATGCAGAAGCTGGTCGTTTAGCAGCACTAGTTGCTGAGTATGAAGCGCCTAAGCTTACTCGTAGAGATGTGGTAACAACTAGTGTTGAAGCTAAAGATCTAACAGATGATGAACTAATGGCTGCATTAGCAGAATTAGAGGTTGTTGAAACTGTGGAGGTATCAAAATGAGTACAGCATATGTAAGGCCTAAACCAAATGAAGCAGACCCTACTGGTAGTAATAAAGAAGCTTACGGTAAGGCTTATAAGGCTAAGGTGGCCCGTAGTTCTAAGAATGAAAGAGCTGGTAAGTATAAGATTGAGACTTACCGAAAATAAACTTATATAACTAGTGATAGTTTGTATGGCCTAATCTCGGAGATAGAATATGGCGAAGAAGAAGTTTGAGAAGGTGGACGATGATGCACTCTTAGTGCAAATCGAGAGTGGAGTGAAAGGTTCTACAGGAACTTGGCTCAACTCATCTGACCTCACACGTGAAAGGCGTATGGCAACCCATGAGTATGCTGGTTTAGCTACAGGTCACTTATCACCTGAAGGTGTATCAGGGATTGTGTCTTCGGATACAACCGAGACGATAGAGGCTTACTTAGCTGTAATCTCTGAATTAATGTTAAACAATGAGAAGATCGCTAGGTTTACACCTTATGATCAAACACCTGCTGCACTTAAATCTGCACAGGATGCTTCTGATATTGTGAACTATTGTGTCTTTAAAAAGAACAATGGTTGGACACTACTGAATACGTGGATCAAAGCCTCCTTACTTTGGAAAAATGCAATTATCCGCTGGGATTATGTAGAAGATTTTAAATACGAGTATGAAGAGTTTGATGAAATTAGCCAAGAATCCTTGGATGAGAAACTGGGTGAATCAGATGTTGAGATTGCAGGTGAATTGTTTATCTCACCTCGTACTGACGGTGTGTATTATTCTGATGTTCGTTTAAAGAAGAAGATAGACAAGAGTCGTGTTAAGATTGAGAACATTCCTCAAGAAGGTTTTCGTATTAGTCGGGATGCCACTAGTCTAGATGATGCTGCCTTTGTAGGTATTGAATTAGATCTTACTCGTAGTGAGATTCGTTCTGAATGGCCTGATATCGCTAAAGATATTGATGATTGGGATGATTTAGGTGATGAAAACTGGTCTGGTGAATACTCGGAAGAGATTGCTGCTCGTAAGCAAATCACTGGACAAAACTATAATGCCACCAGTTCTCGTGAAGATAACAGTGCATTAGAAGCTAGCCAGATTGTTACAGTTACTGAGTGTTGGATTAGAGTAGACCGGGATGGTGATGGTATTGCTGAACTTAAGCACATCATTGTGGCTGGTGATAACGTACTATTTGAAGAAGATGTGGATAGCATTAACTTAGCATCTATCTGTCCTTTCGAAGTACCTTATGAGTTCTTTGGTCTATCTGTAGCAGATATGACCCGTAGCTCCACCTTAGCATCTACTGCGATATTACGTGGATTTGTTGAGAACACTTACTTAACGAACTACAGCCCTCGATTGGCTGACCCCAATGTTGTAGACTTCTCTGCCTTGCAGAACATGAAGCCTAAAGACATTATTGCAACTAACGGTAACCCGCAGGGTGCAGTTACAATGTTGCAACCTGAAACAATCAGTACTGGTACAGTTCCTCTTTTGCAGCATTTGCAGATACATAAGGAACAAGCCACTGGTATGTCTAAGGCTGCACAAGGTTTGAATGATGAACTATATGTGTCAGGTAACTCTGAGACTAAGTTAGCAATGACCCAAACAGCTGCACAGAAGCGTATACAGCACATTGCACGTATATTTGCTGAGACAGGCTTTAAGCGTTTAGCTGAAGGTGTCTACAGTACTATGCGTAGGAATATGAAGAAGGCTATTACACCAAACTACACTGGCGTTTATGCTATGGTAGATATTGATAAATTGCCTAATCATATGGATATGATTGTAGATGTGGATTTAGGTGAGAATAGCAACGCTAATAAGCGTAGTAAACTTACCATGATTGCAACCCAACTACTTCCTATGGTTAAGGAAGGTGGTCAGGAAATGATTCTTCGACCTGACGTCACAGCTGCATTAGCAAATAACTTGCTATCTAGCATGGATGAGAATCCATTGGACTACTTAGAAGATTATAATTCTGAAGAGTTCAAAGAGAAAGCTAAGGGTGACTCTGAGAAGAAACAGAAGGAAGCCGAAGAAGCTAAGAAGTTAGCTACAGAAGCTGAGAAGACACAGATGGATCTAGCTAAGGCTAATGTTAACTATACGAATGTACAAGCAAGTAATGCTATACAGGATAATACTAAGCAACTAGCTGTAGCGATTGACAGACATTTCCAAGAGTGGGAGAAGCTACGTCAAGATGCTCTTAAGGATGAACTACCCCCTCCTCAAATGCCCAATATGGAAGAAACCATTAAGAAGGCATCTGCGGTTATTAGTGGGTTAGGTAAACCTCAAGATAGTGGCGGTGGTATCTTAGATGATGCTGTCCGTAAGATGGGTATTGAACCCGAACAAGCCATGCAGATGATGCAGAAAATGATGCAAGGCGGACCTCCGCAATAAAGGTGTTTTAAAATGCGTAAGGAATATGAAGAAGTAGCTAAAAGACGTTTAGCTAATACAGCAAATCACGGTAGTCATAAGATTCACCCTGATGTGTTGGCACGTAAGGCCCATGTGGAAGCAGAGTTTACATCTAGAGTTTTAGATGAATTCTTCATGTCTTCCTATGGGGAAATACTGGTAGAGTACTTCACTCAGTGGCTTAGAACAGAGCCACATGAGACGAAGACCCGTGAGTTCTTATACTCTTGTGCTATGGCTTTGGGTTCCGTGAAGGAACAGCTGGTTAGGCAAGAAATGTATGGTAAGAACGTACCTGTTATGGATGAAATGAAGCACAAAGAAGAGGCCGATGCCTCAGAAGGAGAAGATTAATGTCTATTATAGACCCTACCCAATCGGATGGCGCTATTGGCACTGATGCAGCTTTTGAAAAAGTACTGCAATCCAGTGATTTCTTTAAAGAAGCAGCAGATGGTGTACCTGAACTTGATGATCAGGCCACAGAAGAAGCTAGCACCGATGAACCCGAAGAACTTGAAGAAGTAGAGACAGAGTCTGATGACGACGATATTGTCGACGAAGAAGCTGAAGAAGAAGATGAAGAAACCTCTGATGAGGAAGAAACTGAAGAAGAAACTACGGACGACCCCGTTGGGGATATTCTAGATCCTGCAGAATATGATCTAGACAATCTGCTAGTAAGTGTTAAAATTGATGGTGAGGAACGTACCGTATCTGTCAATGATGTAATAAAAGGTTACAGTACTGAACAATCTCTAGGTGCCAAGGGCCGTGAATTCGGAGAAGAACGTAAGAAGTTCGAATCTGAGAAGGCGACTTACAACCAAGAAATATCTGCGTTAGCCTCAGCAGCATCTGAGCAGCTAATGGCTAACGAGAAGTACTGGGAAGGGCAGTATGTATCTATTGAGAAGGAACGGGAAACCGCTCGTGATGATGGTGATACATACGCCGCTTCTGAACTTAAAGACAAGTTAGGCGAAGCACAAGAACAATACTGGAATGCCCGTAAGCAGCGTGAGACTATCACGTCTAATGCTAAAGCGAAGCAGGATGGTATAGACCAAGCGATGATAAGTAAAGGTGTAGAGCATTTTAATGCTACTATACATGAGCATATTTCGGATTGGGATGACTCTGTAGCTGCCGCTGTACGAACTTTTGCGCTAGAAGAGGGGTTACCTGAATCACTATTAAATGTGGTTACTGATCCTGCTATTATTAAATTTGTCGACGGTTATAGACGTATGAAAACTAATGTGTCTACGGGTGCTAAGAAACGGGCTAAGGTTGTTACCAAAAAAGCTCCACCTAAAAAGGGCCAGAGTTCTCGTCAAAAAGACCAGACACGTAAGCTATCCACCCGCAATAAAGTATTATCCGGAAACGGGGATGCAGGCGATGAACAGGATTTCTTACGTTCCTTAGCGGCTAGATCGCTGGGAGAACGATAATGATTGAACAGCTAAATAAAGCTATAGAGATTCTAGAGCGCCAAAGGGCACCCCTATTGAGGGAAATTACCTATAACGAAGGACGTGCCCGAACTATTGCACCACAGCTTTACTATGTAAATCTGTTGTTATTGCAACTAAAAGAAGAGGTAAAGAGCTTAACCGCAGAAATACCTCGGGGTGTAGGTCGCCCTAGAAAAGAAGCATAGAGAGAGTTACTCTATAACACTATAAACCTAATTACTAGATGGCGGTTAATAGCCCCCTACCTGCACAGTAATTACAGAAGAGAGAACAGTAATTTGACCAGAGGCTGTTCTCAACTCTGCAACGTAAGATGGATGTGAATAATATATATGGAGATGGAGGTTACGACTTCTTACCAAGATATGTGGACTGCGCATAATTCTCTACTCAACGGTCGTTAAGTTAAATTTTAATATCTAATAGGAAAATAGCAAAATGGCTAATTATACTTCTACAGGCCCTAAGGGCAAGAACGCTGCCGCTACTACCGAAAAGGAAGACTTGGCGAACTTTATCTCGATGATTACTCGTGATGAGACTCCGTTTACTTCTTCAATCGGTAAAAACAAAGCGACTGCAATCTTTCACGAATGGAACACTGACGAACTAGATACTGTTCGACAGTCTACTGTTGCTGAAGGAACTGACATCGGTTCTACCTTCCAGAACCCAGATGCCCGTGCTCGTTTAGGCAACTATACTCAAATCAACTCTAAGCAACTTAAGGTTTCTGGCACTAAACGTGCTGTAGATCAAGCTGGTGTAGCTGATGAGTACTCTTATCAATTGAAGAAGCGTGGCACAGAAATGCGTCGTGACTTCGACATCCATGCAACTAGTTATGTTGGCGGTTCTACTGCTGCTGGTACTGATGCTGGTGCTAACACTGGTGGTGCTATCCGTCGTGCAGCTGGCTTCTTGTCATTTGTAGACGCTGGTAACGTTACCTCTGCTGCTACTGTTTCTGGTACTGGTGATGCTGATGGTACTGTTTCCGCTACTGGTGGTGCTACTGTACTTCCTGTTGCTGCTACTGGTACTAACGCTGTTACCTTCGGTAAGCTTGAGTTATCTCAGGTTGACGAGACTATGCAGAAGATCTATGAAGCTGGTGGTAAAGCCACTAAGTTAATGGTATCCCCTTCTCTACGTCGTGAGTTCTCTGCCAAGGCACAAGCTGCTGGTGCAACTACTTCTACTGGAGCTGGTTCTGTAGGTAACGCTCGTCGTTCTATTGACGACGGCAAGCTACGTCAATCAGTTGAGATGTACATGTCTGACTTCGGTGACATCATGGTTGTACCTAACTACTTGATGGGTCTAGCACCTAAGCAAGTAACTGGTACCACTGATGCATCTGGTTTCGCTGCCGCTGACTCTACTGCCTTGATCTATGATCCAATGTGGTGGAATATCTCTACTCTACGTCCTATGCAGGAAGTAGACGTAGGTCAGCAAGGTGACTCTACTGTCGGCCTAATGGTTGAAGAGTGTACCCTAGAATGTCGTAACCCTAAAGGTTCTGGCGTCATTGTTGGTCTAACTAAGTAGAAATACTAGTTATAACCCTACAGGTAAATTAAGGTTTACTTGTAGGGTTTTTTTAATCTGGAGATGATGATGAGTCTGAAGGACAAAATAATCTTTGATGGTAATTCTTTTCAAACACAAGTATCACAAGATATAAGTGGTATCATTGAGCAAGTGGATCTTGATAGGGAATTCCAAGATATACATGGTAAATCTAAAAAATACCGTAAGATAGCCACAATACCTGATATTGTTGCCATAGAAATTCTACAAAAGTTTGGTCTTGATATACATGCACCAGACTTCATGCACCACCCGGCTAATGGTCGGAAAATTAGACAAATACTTAAGAGCGAGTATCCAAAGCTTCTCTTAAACACCTAAGGAGAAGCTAATGGCTTTAACAATCCCAGCATCAGTTGACAGCACTTATGTCGCATATAAAGTTGCACACCCTGCACTTATCAGCCTAGTAGACGATGTACGCGACTGGTTAAACCGTGACGAAGATACTGTGTCAAATAACTTGATTGGTTCATTCATGCAGAAAGCAGCTGATGATTCATATAAGTCATTACGTATACCACCTCTTGAGACAACTACACCTGTGACCATAAATGCCACCGATGCAGCCATGAACCGACTAGCAATACCTGGAAACTTCACTGAGTTAATACGTTTGTCGAAGAGTCTTGGCAGTAACAAATATGATATCTATAACGATAAAGTCGAGTTATCCTCGTTTGATGATGAATATGCGCACAAGCCTAACTATAGGTATTTCACTCGTAAAGGTACTGATTTAAAGTTGAACCCCCCAGTAGTTGAAGGGGAAGTGTATGAGATACACTACTATCGTAGGCTATTCTCACTAGATGCCTTAACAACAGATACAGCCACAGAGATATATAATTGGCTACGTGATGATAATGAGAAGGCCTTCCTATTTGGTTCACTTAGATATGCTAGTGTCTATTTAAATGATATGGCAGCGGCTGATACCTATGAGAAGATGTTTAATGCTGAGATAGAGTCACTAAACATGGAAGAGAAGCGTCGATTAGCGCGTGGAGCCAATATTAGAACTATCTATACCAGTGCATTGATTTAAGGGGATATTATGACTAGTAATGCAGATGGCCTTGCAATAGGTGGTGCTTTTGCTAAAGATACAAATGAGAATTTGTTATTAGAGAGCACAGATGTTACAGCAGCAGCAGGGACGGCAGCAGGTCTTTCGATAGGTGGTCTTTTTGCCCAAGATTCAGATGACAACTTATTATTAGTTAGAACAGATGCAGAGGCTGCGAATGCAGCACGTATAGCAGCAGAGCTTGCGGAAACCAATGCATTAGCTTCTAAAAATGCAGCAGATGCCGATGTGGTACTCACCAATGCCGACGTAGTACTTGCAGAAGCTGATAAGGTCCAAACAGGGCTGGATAGAATAGCAACCAATGCTGACGTAGTCCTCACTAATGCTGCCGTAGTGGCAACAGCAGCGGTAACTAATGCTGATGTGGTTCTTACACATGCTGATGTAGTATTAACTCATGCTGATGTAGTACTTACAAACGCTAACGTAGTAGCAACCGCAGCTGTAACTAACGCTGACGTTGTACTTACTCATGCTGACGTTGTGCTTACTAATGCAGATGTAGTTAGTGCCAGTTTGAGTAGTAATAATGCATCAGCAGCAGCCAATTATGCATTAGGTTACAAGAACGAGGCAGAAGCTGACAAGGAACAAACTGGCTTAGATAGGGTAGCTGTTGCAGCCGACTTGGTAGCAACTAATCAGGATACTTTAGATACTGCAGCAGATTTATTGGCCACACATCAGGATACTTTAGATACTGCAGCAGACAGAGTTCAGACAGGGTTAGACAGAGTTCAGACAGGGTTAGATGTGACTGCGACAGCAGCCGTGACTAACGCAGATGTAGTACTTACTCATGCTGATGTAGTACTTACTCATGCTGATGTAGTAACTACTAACGCTGACGTTGTACTAGTCGAAGCGGATAAAGTACAGACCGGACTAGATAGAATTGCCACTGCAGCTGATAAAGTAGCAACTAACGCTGATGTTGTAAGTACTGCTGCTGATGCATCAACTGCAACCACACAGGCAGGTACCGCAACATCTAAAGCAATTGCGGCAGCAACAAGTGAGACTAACGCAGCAACAAGTGAGACTAACGCAGCAACAAGCGAGACTAACGCAGCAACAAGTGCGACTAACGCCTCAACCTCTGCCAGTACAGCAACGGCTCAAGCTAGCACAGCCACTACCAAAGCCACAGAAGCGTCTATAAGCGCAACTAACTCTGCCTCAAGTGCTACAGCCTCGGCTTCAAGTGCCTCTACAGCGACCACACAGGCCAGTACAGCAACCACTCAAGCATCTAATGCGGCCAGTTCTGCAAGTTCTGCCAGTGGTTCAGCAAGTACAGCGACTACTCAAGCCAGCACAGCGACTGCTCAGGCGAGTACAGCAACAGCTAAAGCTAGCCAAGCATCCACTAGTGCTACTAGTGCTTCTGGTTCTGCTAGTACGGCTACTACTAAGGCCTCAGAGGCAAGCACCTCTGCAGCAAGTGCCAGTACTTCGGCAACAAGTGCAGCTTCAGCTAAATCAGCAGCAGAGGCAGCAAGGGATGCAGCATTAGCCTCTTTTGATTCTTTTGATGATAGGTACTTAGGTAGTAAGACAACTGCACCAACAACAGATAATGATGGTAACGCCTTACTAGGTGGAACCTTATACTACAACTCAACAAACAGCTCAATGCATGTTTATGAAGGTAGTGTTTGGGCATCTGCGTATGCTGCACCCTACACGTTACCATCCACTCTACCAGCTTCAATGCTGACCGGGCCATTACCTGCCATAGATGGTAGTTCTTTAACTAACTTACCACCAAACGGTGCTACACATATTGATGGTTTACTAGACGTAGACACCAGCACCTCGGCACCTACGGCTCGTCAGGTATTAACATGGGATAGCTCCAGCAGTTTATGGAATCCCGAAGACTCTGTCACTTACAAAAGTGAAACAATAACAACCAGTAAAGTACTTGATGCGGATACTCAGTACTTAACAGGAAAGAACCTTGTTATAGAGCATGGTATAGTCCTGACGATACCTTCGAGTAGTCAGTTAATAACAAAACTCTGGACCGCCCAGAAACAACTATAGGAATCTAAAATGAGTATAAAATTAAATAGTTCTAGCGGTTCAATTACGATTGCACCCGAAGATGGTACAGGTAATGTTGACGTAACAATCCCACGAGCTGGAGTGTTATCGGCTGGGGCTAACTCAGTCACAGACACAGAATTAAACTCTGCTAAGTTGAACGGCATTGAAGCAGGGGCCACAGCAGACCAAACCAAAGCTGATATTGAGGCGTTAGGTATTGCAGCGAGTTCTATCACAGGTGCATTACCTGCGATCAGCGGTGCCAACTTAACCAACCTACCCAGCGGTGGCGCTTCTGATATTGATGGTCTAACTGATGGTACAACATCAGGTACAGGTAATACTGGATTGGGTGATTCTGCTTTAGACTCAATCACTTCAGCTACTAATAACACAGCTGTTGGTACTAGGTCTTTAACAACAGCTACTTCAGGTTCTCAGAACACAGCAGTTGGTACAGATTCTTTAAAAGTAATGACCACGGGTTCTCAGAACACAGCAGTTGGTTATCTATCTTTAAAGTACAATACCACAGCTAGTGACAATACAGCAGTTGGTTCAGTCGCTTTAACAAATAACACCACAGGCAATAGGAACACTTCTTTTGGTGTCCAAAGTATGACGAGTAACACTTCTGGTTACTATAGTACGGCAGTTGGTTATTCAGCTAGTCATAGGGCAACTACTGGTGCTCACAATGTATCAGTTGGTAATACAGCTCTCTATAAGACTACTACTGCTGGTTACAATACAGCAGTAGGCTCGGGGGCTTTGTTTGAAAGTAATAGTGGAAATAATATAGGTATAGGCTACAATGCGGGATTGCTTATCACAACTGGTTCTAACAACACTGTTATAGGAACTCTTGGGGGTTCCACAACTATGGCTAGTACAGTTCTAATTGGAGCTGGTACTACTGAGCGATTAAAGATCGACAGCACTGGTCTATATGTCAATGGCTCTTCTACTGCTTTGGGTGGTGGTGGCGCATCAGATATTGACGGACTAACGGATGGTTATAGTGACGGTAGTTCTGTTGGGTTAGGTACAGGTGCTCTAGCTAACGATGATGGCACATCTAACAAGAATGTGGCCGTTGGTCTTAATGCTTTAAACACTTGCACCAGTGGTGGTGATAACACGGCCGTTGGTCGAGAAGCTTTACTGGACTTAACCATCGGCAATTATAATACAGCTGTTGGTACTCAAGCGATGAAGAAGGCCACCACAGGTAACAGGAATACAGCAACCGGTTCTCATTGTCTGTGGAACAATAGTACAGGTGATGGTAATACCGCTAGTGGTCATTATTCCATGTTCAGCAACTCCACAGGTTCTTATAATACCGCTAGTGGCTTTAAAGCCTTAAAGAGTAACTCTACGGGTACTAAAAACACAGCTACTGGTTATCAGGCTTTATACACTAACACCACAGGTCCAAGTAACACAGCCAGTGGTTCTTATGCTTTATACTCTAACACCACAGGTGCTAGTAACGCGGCTTTGGGGTATAAAGCACTTTACGATAACACCACAGGTAATAAGAACACAGCTACTGGTAGTTATACTTTAACTAATAATATCTCAGGTAACTATAACACAGCTAGTGGTATGTATGCTTTGCACAATAGCACTGCTTCAATAAACACAGCTACTGGTTATCAGACTTTAATGTATAACACCGTTGGTGAAAGGAACGTAGCTACTGGTGTTGGTGCTATGAGGAATAATATCTCAGGTAACTATAACACAGCTTCTGGTACTTATGCTTTAAAGAATAGTACCAGTCATAACAACACAGGTCATGGTTATAGAGCTTTATATAATAATACCTCAGGTACTAAGAACATTGGCATTGGCGCAAATGCAGGTGATGCAATTACTACCGGATCTAACAACACCATCATTGGTGATCTAGATGGTACTACTACTTTAGCTGATACAGTTCTCATTGGTGCTGGTACTACAGAACGATTAAAGATTGACTCAACTGGTCTATATGTTAATGGATCTGCAACTGCATTAGGTGGTGGTGGCGTTAACATCACCTCAAATGCCACAGCACCCACTAGCCCAGCAGTAGGCGATCAATGGTACGACACTGCAAACGGTGTGCTGTATGTACGTGTTACTGACGGCACAGACGCAGCATGGTTAGATATTTCATCTGCCAACGGTACAGCAGCAGCCGCAAGTGGCGGCGGCGGTGGAGCTTGGGAGGTCGTTTCAAGTACAACTTTAACCGGCAGCGCTGCTTCCGTCACTTTTACTGGGTTAGATTTTTCTACCTACAAATCCTACGCAATTCAATTATCAGGAATGAAAGCTGCTTATGCGAGTGGCGATTGGGCATTTATTAGGGTGAACGGAAGCAGTAGTAATATTTACACATACGGTATGTTTAATGATTACCTTAATGCTACGTCAGGTAAATCTACAAGTTCTGGGTCTGCGACAAATAAATCTTCTCTAGCATATATGTCGGATGATACCCATGTCGTTTCTGGTATGTTGATAGTAAATTCAGATGCGGATAGAACAACCATACAAGGCGATTATTCCAAACTGTACCCTGCGATTAATAACTACGATACATATACGAGATATTTAGGCAGAGCTGATCTAGGATCGATTGCCACTAGTTTAACGGTTGGTTGTACATGGGGTTTCGACGAAGGAACATTCACTTTATACGGCATTAAAACTTCATAGGAGAAACACATGGCAATTTATGATTACACAAGCGGTGGTTTCCCAGCTAGCCCAGCCGCAGACGACACCCTCGCAATGAAGGGCACGACCTACAAATATAATGGGTCAGCGTGGGAAGTTCAAACAGGTGGAACGACTAGCTTCACTTACACAGCAACCAGCGGTCAGACCGCGTTTACAGGAGCCGATACAGGTAGCAAAACGCTGGCGTACACAGCAGCAAGCCTGCATGTATTTCTAAACGGTGTCCTACTTGATGCAGCAGATTACACAGCCACCGATGGCACGACAGTCACACTAGGCACAGGCGCTAGCACAGGCGATACGCTGCAAGTGGTGGCGTATGGTGTGCTTGTGAGTGCTGGAGGCGGTGGTGGTGGAGGCTGGACTGAAATTT